TTATAAAATCAATAACTTAACTATATTTTGGCGTAGAATTGGCGTAATGCGCTTTCTATCCACAGATTTATAGGTCATTTTGCTTCTTACTAAACTGCCACCAGATGTTATTAAAGTAGACTTCATTTCTTCGAAAGTTAATTTTTAATTCATTATTACTATAGTCGTAAATCTTGATGACTTCATTATTCTTATCGAGATCAGCAAGAAGGTTGCATGTGTGCTCAACCTTTCCTGCTTCATAAACCATGATCATGACTTGTGACATCACAAAGCCCTTACACAAATCGAGACATTCACATTACTATTAATTGTGTGAGCTGTGCAACCTGAGAAGATTAAACACAGCAATGTGATGATCGATGCAACTTTGGTACGTTTGCACATATAAGTTACTTCTTTAAAAAGAGTGCTCGCTCTGCTTCTCGGCGACGAACTAGACCTTTCATAACTTTGCCGCCTGCTTTATTCCATACAAGGAATTGGTCAGCAGCGCCTTTGTAGTCACCTTTGTTAAGCAACTTTAATAAAGTCGATCCCTTAAAAGCACCTGAACCAATGTTGTAAGTCAGTGAAACCAAAGCATCAAACTGGTTTTGACTTAAAGGCACTATCACAGATTCATTTACAGTCTTTTCAAATTTGGCTAAGTCGTGCTTAAAGTAAGTCTTAGCTTGTTCTGCTGTACAAGTATCGCCCTTCTTGACCTTCACGCCATTAGGATAAACTGTCGTGCCAGTACCAATGGTCCAGACTCCTACACCATCGTCATAAGCTGTGAATTGTGTGCCTTCAAAACTAGAAATTAGGTCAACGCCAACATCACTTGTAGTCTTTCCACCTGGTGCAAGTTTTTCGACCACTTTATTTAGATCGTCTACTTGTGCTTGAGTGAGTTTACCACCTGCAATGACACGGGCAGCGTCGAAGAATGGTTTAGTTGTCATTGGATTCACCTTTCTTTTTCTCTAATTCAGAGCTACCAAAATAAAAGCCACATGCAGTTGTCATAGCCCCAGCAATGAAGCCCAATGCCGTATTAATCAGATTGCTGTTTTCTCGCGGCATATCCACAAAAAATAAAGCAATCACTAAAACAAACATCAGTCCCACTAATGCGAAAGCTAGATAAGCTCTTGTATTTTCACTGTTCATCTTTTTGCTTCCTCCAACCGTGATACTTTCTCTTTAATTAAAGACTGGTCTTGGCTTAATTGAATAATTGAAGATCCAACCCACGCACACAATGAAAATACGATTCCTGCAAATATTCCCAGCAATACACGCAGCACAGAAATTCCACCATCTTGCGCTGCTGTGCGGTTTTCTAAATTGGCGACTTTGATATCCAATGTATCGATATCCTTTTTGTTCTGTTCGCTAGTCTCTTTGTGCGCTTCATTAATAAAAGTCAGTCGAGTAACATGATCTGACAACATGCGAATATCACTTTGAATAGAGTCAATTTTCTTTTCGAATCTCAACCCGTATGATTCATTTTCAGTCATGCCTTCCCCCTATTGTTAGGCAATAAAAAAGCACCCAATTGGGTGCTTTAAACAATTTATTGAATCAATCCCTTAAGACCAACTCATCATTTTTGATTAAATACTTATTTGGTGATACTTGATGATCCACTTTTAAAAACTGCTGCCCCTCTTCAAGATGAATTGTTTCAACTAGAAATACAGGGCATTCAATTAAGTTTTGGATTTCACCAGTTCCAACCTCATAGACTGCAAAATATGCCATTACTTCCTCATCGTCATTGCATGAATATAGCGTTGTGACACATTCATGGAACCACCAGCAACAACTCTCAATTGCAATTTGAATGTCCCCGCTATTCCTGTTGAATCGTGTCTTGAAATATTAATTGTTCCAGCACTACGTGAATTCCCCTGTACGGTAATGTTATGTGTATGGGCGCCTCCTTCCGACATTGTTACATTACCACTCAAACTAATACTGTGGCTGTGTGACCCACTGTTGTTTGTGTTGCCATTAGCACTAAATGAATGGCTATGGAATGTACCACCCGCATTAGTAGAACCAGTTGTTCCACTTACATTGTAGCTATGGCTATGTGAACCATCTTGCCCGGTATTACCTGAGACATTTACAGTTGAACCATTGTGATTGTGCGAACCGTTTGCATCAGTAATTAAAGCAACTGAATTATGCTCAATGAAGTGAACTTCCAGATCCTCAAAAACAACCTGATCATTTTTGAGAACACGACAATAGACCTGCTGTTTCGGACTGTAGCCAGTAAAACTAAAGACAGCGCCAAAAGTTAAAACCGTATGCCCCATGTCAGAAGGTACATTTAACGTCTGAATTGTGACATATTCAGTATCAACACCCACTGAAATTTCAGCAAATGCTGATACCGGAACAGTTACAGCATTATCAGCAATCTTTAAAGTATCAACTGCAAGATCAGCAATTTTACCTCTCGTCACCGCAACATTATCAATCTGAGCACTTCCAACTGCTAAATCTGCAATCTTACCGCGCTCCACCGCCAAGTCTTTAATATGGGACGTATCAACGGATTGATAATCCATAAATGCGGCTTTCAAATAAGCAGCTGGAGGAAAAACAGTTCCCGTTAATGGATCGGTAAATGAAGTGGTACGGAAAATAAATGGATATGAAACAGTGCCATTACTACCGTTTCCGATTGCAATAGAATCAAAGTTAAAAATAAACTGAGACTCTACGCCATCATTGGCACCACCCCAGCCTGCAATTTTGCCATTCACATCAAGCTTAATGAACTTTTGTGCATATAGCCCATTGACTGATTTAGTGACCTCTTGAACAGCAGCTTTATTACCATTCAAATCAGTTTGAATTGTATCTGTACGAATTGCTTGTGCTAAATCACTTTCAATACGCGCTGACTGTTCAGACCAGACACCTGCATACCCCCCTTCATTACCGATTAGATCGGATTCTGAACCGATTAAGGGCGGGTTAATTTGAGCATAGACACCATCAAGTCTGATCGTTTGGGCATTAACTTTGTCATCAACATCCTTAATATCCGCCTTAACTTGCGTCAATTGTCCCGTTGAAGCTTTATCGTCAAGCTCAAGATTAATTAAATCAATTGCCTCAGCATTTGCCGATGACTGCTCAACTGCTACCTGTGCAGATTGGCGTACAGTTGCAAGAGCGCTATCATTACTTGCGATATAGTTATCTATTTTTTGAACAGTTACCCTATCACCATCAATTCGAGCTTGAACCTCTTGCTGTGCATAAGCCTGTAAGTTATTTAACTCAACTGCTGTTGTATCAATACGCTTACTAAGTGCTAAGTCTCCTTCAATCATTGCCGATTGGATAGACCATGTGCCAGCAAAACCTTGATCGTTACCAATTAGATCTGATTCAGAGCCAATCAATGCAGGATTCAGTTGTGCATACACACCATCTGTTTTTTCAGCAACAAGTGAAAGATCATTTGCAACAACTCGAATACTTTCTTGAGCTGCAGCAATTCCCTCATCACTTGATTTCTTGACCGTTTCTACAACTTCAAGAACACCTTCATCACCTGCAATAATTTGCTGTGTTAAACCATCTTTTGCTTGTTGAATAGCGTTTTGACGGTCAATGACTTCTTGTGCAATTTGATCTTTCGTATTTTGAATATCTTGCTTAATTGGGCCAATTTCAGCGTCAATAGTCTCAATATGATCGATCTTAGTTTGTAAATCCTCACTTAACTCTGTTTCAGAAATTTTACCTTCTAAAATTTCTAAAATTTCAGATGCATCAGCAGAAGTTGTTGCACTAGTCCAGTTTGACCACGGCCCAATATTTCCGATCCTATCAATTAAACGCCCTCTATAAAATTGCGTAAGATTTGGCTGTAAGCCTTGAATCGTATGAGTCGTTGTTGGATAAGCGAATAAGCCCAATTGAGCAATGTTACTTGTGCCATCTGGCGATACTTGAATCTCGGTATAAGCCGTATCAAGTGCACCAGTTGCAGGAAAGCCCCAATTTAGGCGCATACCAAACAAAATGCCTGTTGCTTGGATGAACGCTAAAGCTGGTGGTAAACCTTGCTTGCCATTAAGTTTAGTGACAACTGAATAAGTCGGTAAAGATGAAATATCCGAAGCATTAACCGCTGTAACTTTTGCTTGATAGTTGCCAGCATAAATACCCGGCACCTCAATTGAATTATTACCCGTGATTGGTAATTTAAGCCAACTCCCATCATCCTTGCGCCATTCAACTTGGTATTTAACGGCTCCTTTTGCCTGAGTCCAAGACACAACCATAGTGGCAACATTAATACCTTGATCTACCCGATCTTCGCTTGTAATAACAATATTTGAAACTGGTTCTTGAATATTGGGATTAACAATTGAAATTGGCACATCGATATAATGAGCGCCATGATCAATTGCATCAAACTTTTTCGGATTGTACTCAAGCGCAGTAATAGTAAATTGATGTGAATCACTTTGAACTACTGACAAAACCCTAAATTTAAGCGTTGCCAAATCTTGAGCATCAATAACCCAAACGTTTTGAGGTGCAATTTCATCAAAAGCCACAGAAACAGTTATGACGCGGCCTGTAATTGCTTGAACAATACGAGTTTGGGCTTTGCCATCCTCACCATTAATTACTAGACGGTCCCCAGCTATTGCAACAACGTCATCACGATCAAGAGTAATACTTTTTCGATCTGCTGAAATTGCTGAAATGCGACCACCGTTTGCTCTCCCAGCAAAAATAGGATCCGCAACTTCAATCACTTTACCCGGCAAAGGAATATGGCCGTCTAATCCAACTTTAAAAGTCACAGTACGTGTTTCAAGTTGTTCAGACTTTAAAGCCCACAGTCCTACTCGTTGTGCTTGCCCACGCGATGTGCACCCCCACGCATCAAGCTCAAGTAAGCGCACCTGTTTCATTTCAGAAATGGCTTTCTCATCACGCACAAATTCATATTCCGTCTTATAGTGATTGGTTGGGTTATCCCAAGCTACTTTTACTGCATTATGTCTATCACGGGCACGTGTGCCATTATGATCTGGCTCCCCGATAATATTTGCACGGGTATATGTGAAATAGGTGTCTTGTGGAATATCAGCATCACAAACAATACTATCCCCATCCCAATAAGTTATTGCCCTAAATACCCCTGCTAATTTTGTAAGAATGCTATAAGCATCTTCAGCGCTCTGAAGATAAACGTTACATGTGAAACGTGGTTCTTGACCGCCTAATCCGTCTGGTACCAACTCATCACAATATTGGGCTAAACGGTATAAAGACCATTTATCAAGCATTCCATCTGTAATTCGCTCACCAATTCCATAGCGCTTAGATGTGCAAAGATCATAGTAAATCCAAGCTGGGTTATTTGAATATGCGCGTTTAAAAGTACCATCCCACATGCCAACATATTCGCGGGTTTCAGAGTTGTAGTTCGTTGGGACTTTGATTTTTACGCCCTTCAAATCAACCGCTAATTTTGCAACTGAACCGCCAAAGGTTTCGGCATCGTATTGCAGTGAAACTAATGCTGTATTTGGGTAGCGTAATTTCGCGTCTATTACCTCAGTGACAGCCTTAACATACATTTTGTCGCTGATATATTCAGACGTTGAATTTGGCGTGATGCGGCGAACACGAACAAGCCAGCCTGAATCGGCTTTGGGTAAGTCAATACGATGTGGACGCTCATAATTATCAGATGTTTTATCTGAAATTTTTGCTCTTAATACTTCTGACCATGCTCCGCCATCTGTTTGTAAGTCCACCGCGTATTCAATGGTATAGCCAGTAACATCACCATTTGTTGGGTCTTGGTTGCGTAGAGGTCCCCAACGTAAACGTAAACGTACTGCATCAAGATCTAGGTTGTTAAAAGAGCGAACCCATGGTGTAGATGATTTAAGCTCTACATCAATCGGGATTTCATTTTCAACTGCCGGGAAGCCTTCAATATATTCTTGATCGTTTGTTCCTGGTCTAAAATTAACAGTGACGTTATCAAAGTTCTTGTTGCCGTTTTCATCTTGTAAAGGTGTATCTTCAAGCAAAATTGATTGGTAGCCGTTTGCTAATCCCTCGACTTCACCCTCCGCTAAACCAATCAACTCTTTAATATAAGTTTTAGATTGTGCGGAGTCTGGTGCAACTACTGGTTGTCTTGGTTGCTGGCTTCCCTTTTTTGCGCCTTTTACCATCGCTGTCATATCAAATCCCACGCAATAAAAAAGGCGCTAAAAAGCGCCTAAAATCTAATAAAATTTACATCTGATCTTCTGGATATTGACCAGCACTTAAAACGAAGCCGCCGACTTCACGTCTACCATAGAGAATCGGTACCGGGTAACCTTGCGCTGCTGTGGTTACTGCGCTCCCAAAACCAAAGTTTGCTCTGTTTCCATCTTGATTTTGATTCTGGGTTGTCTGAACTTTTGGCATGAGCATTGATGCAACCCCTCCCATGGCCATACCTGCACCTGCTCCGATTAATGCCATACCTGTTGTAGTGGTCGCACCAAAGGTGAAATAACCAGCCACCATCATGACTACGCCTAGTACAATTTGCAAAACCCCATTATTACCACCAGCACCAATAACGCGCGGGACAATATGAATAATGTCGGCTTCAGTAGACATATCAAGCTGCTCTTCACCGATATTGTCACCAGTGATTAGGCGCTTGGATTCATGATCGTAAATTGCTGGGCGCTTCTTACCTCGTTTATTGCTTGAGCCTTTACCTTTAAGAAAAATTGCAAAAGCCAACCCTTGTTCATGGGCATGCGTCATGAAGTGTTCGAAGCCAGCGATCTGAACTGATAAAGCACGCATGGCTTCACGCGTATTTGCGACATCGAGCTTAAATTCACGACCAAACTTTTGCCCCAAGATGCCGTACAACTTAATTGTTTTTAACATCTCTATGCCTCAAGATTTTTACAGTACGTTCACGCCATTGCCGACCATAAATTTCTCGTACTGATTTTCTGTTATACGGATGATGAAGTATTAAACTTGAACCTATGCATTGCTCAGTTTGCTCCGATTTAAGCTGCCCTTTATCACCAAGCCAAATCACTGCATGATTGGGATGCTCTGTACGCCCAACACGACAAACAAGCATATCGCCATAATGCGGTGTATCCACTTCATAGAAGCCTGCTTTTTCATAATTTTCAAGATAAAGGGATGGATGATCTTTGTCTTCCCACCACTCATCATCCCGCTTAAAATCCATAAGTTCTATGCCAAATTCACGACTATAAAAATCACGTACAAGCGCATAACAATCTTGCCAGCCATGAAAATAATTACGCCCCACTAAAGGGGCGCGATAACCGAAAGGCTCGTAGACTTGAAAATCAAGATCTGGATATGAACAAATCACCCACGGTTTTTTGTGCAGTTCAATTTGTATCAAATCAAGCTCAGATGCTTTTGTAGTTCCATCTGGATGAGAGTGCACATAAGCTAAGATTTCGCCTTGATCTTCAGCACTTGCCAAGTCTTCGGGATGAATTTCAAATTGATCTGATTGTTCAGCGATATTACAACAAGGAATATATTGCTTTTCGACAATAACCCCACAGCATTCATGCGGGTAACATGCATCAGCATGGGCCATGATTGCTTTTTTAATTTTTGCTGTCAGTTTCATAAGACCTCACAACATGCTTGAAGCTGGAAACCCGCCAAAAGGTAAAGGCTTGTTTTTACCAAAACGACATTCACAACCAGACAATCTGTATGAGCAACGATCTAAAGCAGGGTTGTCTGTTGGCTCATCTTTCTCGGTAAACATTGAAGCCCCAGTGTAACCGCACTCTTCCCCGCGATATTCCCAACTACAATAAGAAGTTATTTGGCGAACTGGGATTTTCAATCCTTCAAAATCAATCGGATTTGAAAGTTCAAAAGTAACCTGTTGGGCATTTTCCGATGTCTTCTGCTCAATAAACCATGTTTGTTCTTTGGACTCGTTGGATGCTGAAGGATTGCCAGAAGTGAAATTTTCAGCATCTAGATATTTAGCCAAAGTAGTAATAACTTTCAGTTTCGCCCCAGCAAAATCTTTAAATTGTAGACAATAAGCAGAAACAGCATGCTGAATGCCGTTAATATTGTTTGCCATTGTCAATGTAGGTGCTGAAGCTTTACCTGTTGAACTCATTTCAAGGCCACTTACCTCTAGTGCCATTGGTTCAAAAACTTGACCTTGCCAGATAATATTGCGGTTCCATACTTTTTGATCACCAGCATCAAAAATCTTCCCAATGCTTCCTGAATCTGCACCGATCAATCCTTCAGATCCGATGGATGAGTAAATTTTTTCCCAGTCTTGAAAAGAAATATGACCATGAAAACGTAAAATGCCAGCCCCAAGTGAGCTGGCATCTAGTTCATACAAATGGATTAATCCATCTACATACAGCTTCTGGAAATCACTATTCAGTGTCATTTTCTGTCACCACTGGCATTTCGGGTACTGGTTTAGGAATTTCTTGCAAGCGAATATCGATCCAGCGGCCCGTTGAAATATCAACTGGATTATCCAAATCAGCAATAATTGAAGCAGACTCAACATCAAACTTCTTTTTAAAAGTTTTGATTTCAATATCTTTATTTTCTAACTGCTGATAAATCACAGCAAAAAGAATGTTCCCGTTAGCATCTTTTGGCGTTTCGATATACCAACCTTCCGTTGCAAAACCTGACGTACCTTTTAGCAAGTAGTGCCCTACATCGAGCTTTTCAAAAGTAATGTTCTGCTCAGCAGCTTCATCATTCAACTCAATCTTATTTGCATATAACTTAACAATTGGGGATGCTGCTTTAATAAAACCATTAGCATCAACTGTTGTGATACCAGTGTGCCACAAATCGACTAATTGCAACGGATAAACATCACCTCCAACTCCACGGACAGCAAAAATTCGTTTATCTGTAATTGACCCACCAATAGCAAAAAATCCCCCATCATTAAGACTTGAAACTACGTATGATGCATAGTTGGGAACCAGCTTTCCATTAACTTCTACACCTTTGGTATTATTAAAATAAAAAGCTGACTTACCATTGTGGAAACTACCAAATCCATTTGAACCGCCAGTATACGTTATTGAATTACCGCCCAAACCATACGCACCGACTTCCATCACATTCCCGGCAGCAGTCCCAACATAACGACTTGCAGCATGGCTCGGGTTAGTAAAGTTTTCATTAATTTTTGCGCCAGTAGAGCGGAATGTATCGCCACCTGCGCCAGTCGGAGCTGAACCTAGATTTACTGTTTGAATTGTCATTTTCTTACTCGCATAAAAAAGCCCCTAAAAAGGGGCTTTAAAGGGGTTTAAATTAAGGGTAAAAAACTTGGGTGAATGTCGTTGAGATTTGCCAAACATCACCGCCAATTTGGCGCGGTTGATATTCAGGACTTGTTTTTACACGGACTTCACCGTCTAACGGCGAATCCCACAGAAATGAGTCCGCGCCCTTGTGCTGATCGAAGAATGCTTTGATTTGCATAATTTCATCTTTATAAGCCGTTCTTTGATAAGTCCATTCACCAGATCGGTTATTGATACCTACAGCAATGTTTTGCTCATATCCATCACCAAATTTGCTTGATAACGTATTAAAGCTCTGCGAACCTGAGTTACCTTCTAAATCTTGGCACCAAGTGAATTTACGGTTGCTCATCTTTTTTTGACCACTCAACTTTCATACTAACCGGACTATCCTTAAAACGTTTTTTGCAACTTTCTAGATCCTTCGTATCTTGATCTGGAGCCAATAAACCTGCCCGCCTACTTTCACGAACTGCCCATTCTTTTACATGTTTGTTTAGTAGCTCTGCAGCTTTAGAACTCTTAGATTGTTTTTTAAAAATGAGGGTGAATGACAATCCAAAGACGAAACCCGTTGCATATTCAATTAGATTAAAATCAATTAAATTTGCACTTATGTAGAAAACTACAGCAATCAATAAAGCAAGCAGAAAAGTCATAATGTACTTTTTCACTTTTGTACTCCCATTAAAAAACCCACTCTCCTGAGTGGGTTACTTTGATAATAAACCGCCTTGTCGTTGCTCTTGCCGGATAATCGTTCTAACAGCATTGCCGATCATTTGCCCAAGCTGCTTCTGATCCTGAGTATTAGCACCATTAGTATTAACACCTGAATCAGTTACATACACTTGAATAGTGACAGGCTGTGCATTAGAGGATGTTACTCTCTCCAAACTCCCACCTGAGTTGATGGCGTTGTATTGGTTCATCTCCCTATTAGGTAATTCACCAGTTCTGTTCATGTAATTTAGATTGTCTAAGCCAATCTTCTTGGCTGACTTTGCCTTGATCATGAACTCTTCATGTGAAGCCATAATCGGGATGCTGTCACTTGTGTTAGTTCCAGCTCCACGAATCTGTCCACCATTTGCGAAGCCAGCGATTGTCTGTGCTGCAATTAGGCCAACACTTGCATACCCCATTCCACGAACTAACGCTGCTGCTGGCACGCCAGCAATTGGCCCTAACTCTAATGCTTTTGTTGCTGCGAGTTCAGTACTTATTATCGCCTGACCAATTGCAATCGCCTGCTGCATTAAGAACATAGCTTTATATGCAGAACTTTGCTCACCAGCCGAGCTTTTAACCATCTCGGTCATACTGCTCCAAACTGTTGAAGCCTGTGACAATAGAGAACCATACAATTCAAGCTGAGTTTGATGCTGTGATTGCTGCAAATCTTGATATTTCTGTGCATATTCCTCTTGGATCTTGAATTTGTTCTCTTCATGGATCCTAACAGCATCTTCAATTCGCTTATTGTATTCAAGCTGATCAATTTCTTTCTGCTTGAGCTTCATTTTAGCTTCGTCACCCTTATTAATAAGAGTGGCGTCGTTTTCAGAAAGAGCATTTCTTTCTCCAAATTGTAAAGAAAGTCCAGCTCTTTGCCATATTGGTGCTGCTAAAATGTCTCGCTCCTGTTTTAGCTCCTGCAATGCCTTTAAATTGGCTTGATCATATGCAGATTGACGTGCAGCCTTTGTGAGGTTGATCAACTCCAACTCATGCTGATACTGCTGATCAAGATACTTAATAGCCTCGTCACGCTGATCTTTACTTAACTCAATATCATGAGCCGCATTAAATTTCTTACGGTCAAAACTATCCTTAAGCAATTGCTCTTCAGTCATGTTGAACTGTTTATAGTCATCAAGCTTTGTTTTAAGAGCTTGTTGAGCTATGGCAACATCATTATCAGCACGGGCTTGCAATTCTGCTTTAATTTCAGCTTTACGTTCTGGGGTAAAGTTGGCTTTATCAACATCTTCCAACTTCTTAGCAAGATCATTTCTGATCTTTGTCACTTCATTGGCTACATCGTTTTCCAATTGAAGGCGTAATTTAGCCTGTTCTTCTGCCATTTTGGTGGCATCTTGAATAAGCTTGTCAAAGTCTTTAGAGGTGATATCCCCAGCAGTATAGCCATTAATACCAGCCATATAGCCCTGAAAGTCTTTCCAGTATTGGTTGTTGTATTTGCCAATACCCTTACCCTTTTGAACATTACCTTCACCAGCATGATAAGCACGTACAGCCTTCTCCAAATCTCCCTTAAAGAGCTTTAATAGATAAGCCATGTACTTACCAGCACCCTCGGCAGATTGTGCTAAATCAGTACGGTCCTTCACGCCATATTGCTTAGCTGTGCCTTCCAGAAATTGGAATCCACCAGTTGCCCCAGTTGATTTGTTATAGGCCTTAGCATTACCGCGTGACTCGATCATATGAAGCGCTGACAATGTGCCGGCTGGCAAATTGTACTTTGATTCAATACTTGCAAATCCATATTTAGCAGCATTTGCCTGAACTTTGGCATTAACTGAAAGTACTTTTTGCTGCTTCTCAAGTTCCTTGGTTTGCTGTCTCTTAGAATCAGCTATATCCTCTTCAAGTTTTTTGAGTTCTTGAACCTTATCAAAGTTTTTCTGGAATATTGCCCATTCATCTTTAGTTAAACTGCGAGTTTTAGGGATTTTATTGTTATCGTAAAAATCAGATAACGCTTTACCCATCTCCAGTCCATGGCTTTTAATGTTGATCAGTGAAAAATCAGTATCTAGATTTTTCTGAGCATATGTTTTTTGTAAATCTTGAAGCTTTTTATTTAGTTCAGATACATCTTGACCCGCCCCCTTAGCCCCTTGACTAACATCATTAAAACCTGCTTTTGCATTAGCACCAGAAGTACGAACCAGATTTAACTCAGAGTTTGTTTGCTTCACAGCTTTCGTGTTTTCATCTACTTTCTTCTTGCTATCAGCCAGCTGGTTAATTTGATCCGAACTGATGAACGAAAGTTGATTTAATCTATTGAAAGCTTGGTTTACATCAATAACGCCAGTTTTTAATTCTGCCCATATTCGATAAGCTTCAGCACTTTGCTTATTGCTATCAGTGATAGATTGGGTAAGTAACAAGAACTCGTTCTGAGATTTAGATAGTTGAGCATTCTGTAAACTTAGTTGCTTTGTCAGTTCACCTTCCGCTGCTCGCTTTTGTGCACCTTCAAGCTTCATGAGTTCATCAGCTGCCATGCCTGCATAACGTGATTGCTTCTCAAGCATGTCATTGGCTTTATCGCCATTGTCTCGCATTAAAAGATATCCGGCTGCTAAACTTGCTACTGTGATGCCAATACCAACAGGACCACTTAGTAAGCCTAAAAGTCGTGTACCAATCCCTACACTTGCCGCACCAGCTGCTGCCGATCTAGCCTGAGCCGTTGCCAGTGCACCTTCCGCTACTGCCAATTCTCTTGTAACTTGAGCCTCAATTTTCTTTAACTCAGCCATACGAGTTAATGTAGCAGCACGGCCTTTTTCAGAGATTTGGGATTTTAATCGCTGTACTTCCAAAGCTTTCTCAGCCGCAATAGCAGCTAAAGTCGCTTGGGTATTTGCAACAACGGCTTGAGTGCTAATTACTTGTTGAGCAGCAGCCGCGCGCTCGGCTTGAATTGCAGCATATTGCGTAACTGTTTGAGCAGCTAATTCCTTAATTTTTGCAGCTACAGCAACACCTGAGGCATAAATTGCAGGAATGTAGGTTCCAAGCCAATAAGCACCACCAACCATCATTGCAGAGGTTAAGACATCTAGGTTTCCAGCAAGTGTTTGGATTGAACCTGCTAAAACTTGAGCTGCACCAGAACCCTTACCTGACTCACCAACAAATTTAGTTATTTCATTGTTGAGTAGTGTTAAAGATTGCCCAATAGTTATATCGGTTTTTGCGAAAAGTGCATCAACATCTTTTTCTACATTTCTAAGTGCTTTTACAATCTCTTGAGATGTAATTTTCCCTTCAGCCGCAACTGAACGTAATTCACCTACTGTAATACCCATACCTTTAGCAATAGCCTTTGCTAGTGCTGGCGTTTGCTCCATAACGGAGTTAAGTTCTTCACCACGTAATGTGCCGCTTGCTAAAGCCTGCCCAAACTGAACTAAAGCTGCATCTGCTGCTGCTGCACTTGCGCCACTTATTGCTACAGCTTTTGATACTGTTTCAGTTAAGCGTGCTGTGTCATCCATAGTGAGATTTAATGTTTTTGCATTGTCACTAAAGCGTTGGTAAACCTGTAAAACTGAATCCCAAGCTGAATAGGTTTTTTGAGCAATCCGGAAGGTATCTTCTGTTGCCTTGTTTAACTCAACTTGGTTGTTAGTTACTAATTTGAGACGGTTTTGAAGACCAGTGTAAGTATCCATCTTTGAAACTGCGGCCCCAACTGTAACCAATCCAGCCATGTAGCCAGCAAGTTGGCGCGTTGCCACAGACAAACTATCCATTGATTTGGTTGCAAAGTCTCCCTTGCGCTCAATACTGTCCAATTCATTGCCTAGATTACGCGCATTACGTTCAGCATTTTGCGAATCAATAACAATAACCAAACGGGATTCTTGTGCCATCTTTACTTTCCTCTAGGCAATAAAAAACCCGCTTTCGCGGGTTAATTGTTTAATTTGAATTAATTTCTCAGTGCTTTCTCACAATATGGCGATGCATTTTGTAAGTTTGGATCTGGGCTGTACTGGTAACTACCTCCACCATAGTAGTTAACTTTTAACTCAAGTTTAGAGTCAGTTTTACTTTTAATCGTTTGCTTTAACCCTGATTGAACAATAATTTCATTACCATTTACTTTTAGCTTTTCAATAGAATCTTTACCATTCCAACTGGAACACATTAGACCAGTGCCATCTTTATTAAATGAGTAAGTCACAGCGTATGGGCCATTATTGCCCGTCCAAAAGCCATTGAGATCCGTTGATGTTGGTATTACAGACATGTATTGATTATTCATCATATCTGTTGTGGCTGCACAGCCTCCCAAACCTAGAACCAAACCCAATAAAATAATCTTTTTCATAAAAATACCCTCATATTTGAGGGTATTTATAGCATAGGTTTTGTTATATGGTTAAGCGGCAAAGTAGTCAGTTAGATTAATTCCGTAAACTGCTTTCCATGCATCTTTATGGTAAATCTTCACAGATCCATAATTAGCATCGGCAATGTCTTTAATTTTTTTGCCATGGGCTAAGCACCATTTCTTAAGTTCACGCCAGTTGTATTTGCCACCTGCGACCTTTTCTACTGCTTTTACTGAAGCATAGTTTTTAGACTCGCCAATCTGCTCTTTCAATTTCTCAGCTTGACGGCTTTTAACAGAGGCAGTTGCCATTGCAGTGGCTGTTTTCTTGTCACTGATCTCAGCTTTTGTGGCAATTGCATGGTCGCGCTCTTTGAATGCAACTTGTTTTGCTTCATATTGATCAGCCCAAGCACGAGCAGCTTCGGCAGGATCAAAGAAGTTAGGTAAAGTGATTAAATCACTAACCGAACCACCTTTCGTTGTTTCCTTCTTATTGAAGTAGCAATCTTCCAACTGCTCGAAAACTTCCCATGCTTGCTCGGTATCAAGAATCTTAGCATGTCTTGCTGCACCACGTTCTGTCCATAGGATAAGATGTTTAGCATTTTGACTAACTATCTCTGAGCTAGTTAGTGAACTTTTGAATTGACGTAATTCATCGCCCACTACTTTGTAGAAGTGTTTACCTTCAATGAATTTACTTTTATTCCTAGTGTGGTTCTGTTGAATTCGAATTAGTTCTGTCCCATATAGATCAGCTAATTGTTCGCTAGTCATTACTGGTACAGTATTGTATTCAATAATTGCTGTTTGCTTGTTGGCTACTTCTACTAATTGATTTACTGCTGCATTCATGACATTAACCCTCCTTTACCGCCTTTCAGTCCCTTATCAGCGGTTAAAACACTTTTGCTAATTTCTTGGAGACTAGATAAAGCGAACATTTGGCGGCCAAGAGCTTCGATCAACCATCCGATGTTTTGAATAGTGTCAGAATCAACTTGGTCAGCACTGTGAGCCAGAAGCTCTCCAATTGCACTAATACCCAAAGGTAGAGGGGTAATTGCATTGTCTACTGCAATATTAATCTTAGAAACTAGATCAACTTCAGCATCTTCAAGTTCCTGCTTTTTTATACTTTTCAGAATAAAATCACTTGGAATCTTTGGTAGCAGGTCTTCTAAGTCGAGAATCTTGTCAGATTCAATCGTAAATGGTATATTTAACATAGTTATTAGTCCTCTGTGACACAACTGAACCTTGTTTAATCTTGGCGGATGGCAAGGTTTTTTTGTGCCTGTTGATTTCATGCTTTCGCATCCTGTTGTTTTTTGCTATCCAACCATTCTTCAATAATTAGATTTATCTGTGCTGTCATAGTTCTTCGCTGATTACCTGCCTCTTTCTTAACTTCGTTTAACAAATTCTCAGGGATTCGTACGTTCATCTGCGGGTCATGTCTTGCCATATTTTTACTCCTTATAGCATGTGATGTTTATTTCAATCACAATCACATTAAAGCAAGTGCTTTACGCCAAGTCAAGATTTTTTGACTATTTATTTATAGCACTCTATAGTTAATGTACTTTGTACAATCATTTTGACTCTCATGGCACGCACAGACCCGCAAGTAAACTTTAGAATACCTGCTGAATTAAAGGATAAGCTTGATAATGCCGCAAAAGAAAATGGCAGGACTTTAACTGCCGAACTGATACTTCGTTTAGAGATGACTTTTGAGCAAGATGATGATATAGCTACGATAAAGGATGAAATTGAGACGTTGAGAGCTAATATTGAATATGCCCATCAACGCATTAATGACTTAGAAGGCCATTATTAAAAAAGCACCTCCCGGTGCTTTTGGCGCAATAAAAAACCGCTATCTCTAGCGGTTGTTTGGGTGTTGCTTACTATTTTTGAGTAGACGGCTTAGATGTCTGCTCACCATTAGAAGCAGGCACTTTGCGAAGCACTAGGATTACTAAAATAGCTGCTAAGGTTGAGAAAGCAGCCGTTGCAACCCAAGGATAACCAGCATATAGCGCATATACTGCTACACATAGAATCCCTATTCCTATCAACACTCCAAATATTAAACCAAGAAGGAATAATTGAGAGTTATGTTTTTGATTCTCAATGTTTGCAGTGTTGATGCGCTTATTTTCTGCCATTTGATGGCGAGCCACTTCATGACTCATAGTCTGTTCATTCTCAACAATCTGCATTAAACGACTAGCTAGACCAGGTTGGATTTCTTCAAAAGCCTTAACCAATTCGGGAGGTGGGTATGGTGAGTAGCTCTCCGCCTCTTCTACAGCAACTGATACATCATTGCCATTTTTGGTTGCGATGCCACGTTTAGTTCGACGATGTTGAGACATTAATTAGATATTTATAATGAGTTAAGTTCAGGTTGTTTGTTGCGCAAGTCACATGCGATTCTATTGGTAGCTTTTGTCATGTTTTTACCGACTGCTTCCCAATGTTTTGCTGCATTACCAATTGGTCGCGGATCTTCCATTTTTGCAGGCTCAACAGCATGTACTGGGACACGAGGTGCTAATACAAAAGCTGCTAGCAGACCTTCTGTAAAGTACTTCATACCTTTGTTCATTTTTTATCGCCCTTATATTTAGTGGGTGTCATAAAACATACAATTTTTATGACAGAAAAACCCTCTTATCATTCGATAACAGGGTCTCTATAGGAACAAGGGTACGCACTAATGACATTTATGTCAATAAGGAATCTTTACGGGAATGTCAAGGGAATAGGCGTATTATGTAACATCAAGTGCGCTATATCACGTCGCATAGTCTAGATTATGCACCAAAGTTAGTACTTAAGTTTTCGTCGTTCGTTGCGTCGCCTTCTTATGCGCCTCATCCAAAAACATATCGTCGAGCGTAAAGATACAGTCATTGAAGATGTAGCGTTCAACTGGCAAGTCGTATTGTTCAACATAAGCATTAATTGCTGAGATATCTAACGCCAGAGGAACACCCTGTTCATAGCGTCTAGATCGTGCAATCGTGTTATAGGCAGAAAGTATAGTGTTAGCTACATAAGAATAATCAGGCGCATCAGGTAGTTTTACTCCGAGCGCTTCTCTTTGCTTTTTTTCGTGGTCCGTGAGCCCCGCGTACTTGTTGGCGTAGGTGTAGAGGGTTGTGACTTTCCCACAACATCATCTCGATACTGATTTGCTTCGGCTTGGATCTTTTCTGATTCCGTACGAATGAATGACCATAAAGAAATACCCAAGTCACCCATGTTAAGTAGTTTAAAAGCGTTTTCAGCGTTTAAAGTAGGCTCAGTTTTGGTTAGTTCCCCGTCAGGACCCTCTTCAACAAAAACCACTCCTTTCCAGTCTTCTATTAGATGTGAGGCTACTGCCTCTAACACCAATTCATGAAAGAGTTTATCTTCTGCTGTCGCTTTTGCTACATCAAAACCTTTAGATGAAATTTGATTGTTTGCTCGTTCTAGTGCTACTTGGTAGGGCTTATATCCAATGCCTCGGATTTTGAACTCAGCAAGTACATTACCTTCAGTATCTTTATATTCGCGCCACAAACTGACGTCTTTATTTCTTTGAATATTGACTTCAAGAGCCATGTTATATCTCCAAAAAAGAAGGCAGCAATTAAGCTGCCAAATCAGTATTAAGGTGTTACAGGTGCAATCACTCGAGTAATAACCGGTGACACACGAATATGGTTGTAATTGATATCGATAGTGATTGTGTCTTCACCACCACCATCTGGATGATTTGCTTCCGCTACTTCAAGTTTAGGGAACTCAAAGGCATAACCATTACCCTTGCTATCTTCAATTGAGAACTCTAAAGGCATGGTGTCACGGGTTTTAATGAAGTCGATATACCCTGCTGATTGCGCTGAGAACATGTATTGAGTGTTGACGGTGATATCAACAATCTTCTCGAGATAAGTCGTTGCAGTGAGCTTTTTAGAGCCAATACAACGGATTGCTTCCATATTGTTGTTAATGGTCAATTCAAGAGACTGCATACAAGCAGTGCCAACCACAGTTTCTCCATTAACTTTAAGGTCGCCAACGTTAAGAGCAGAAACAAGGACAACTTCTGGAACTGGAAGTGGTGAAGTTACAGGGCTTGTTGTAGTGCGCTCAAATAGAGTGCCCATCAAGCCAAAGGTAGCTGTAATTTTACCTGTAGTGGCAATTGTCATTTTCGCTTCATTTACTCGCACACCACGATAAATAAAGACTTGGTTTACATCTTCATAAACTTTAACGAAAGTGAAAGTTTTGCGAACATTACCGCCAAAGTTAAGAACATCACTGGCCCAGTTATTCATTGCAACTGCTGACCAGAAGTCATCAAACAAGCCAATAGATAGCTCAACTTCCAATGATCCCGTGATTTCGGCTTCAGTAGCAAAACCACCTTGACGGAAACGTGTATCTGCTACACTGCTTGATGCTTCAGTAGTGACGTTTTCAGTTAAGCCATCAGTCACACGACGAACGGTTTTCCATACGGGTGTAGTTGGTAATACTTCGGGGGTTTGCTCTTCAGCATAATATAATTTAATACGTGCACCAGAACTCATCTAAGTTCTCCTTAATTTTCGGGCATTAAAAAGCCCTCGAATTGAGGGCGTTGGATATTTAAATTTCTCTTTAGCAGTGACCGCGCTGTCTTGCTCCGTCATGCTTTTTATTCCAATCAAATGCATCAACGATTCGACCAGTAGGCTTGTTATCAATCAGATCGCCATCTGCAATCATTGCAGCTTCCAATTGCTCAAGCTGATCCAGTGTTTCAATTAAGTTGAACAATGGTCGCTGTGTCACGATGATTTTATGTTTTGGGAATTTAACCTCTATTTCTTCCTGCTTTTCAGCAAGGTTAAGTATGTTAGCCTTTGATGCTGCCACAACAACATAAACAATGCCGTCAATAATGAAATCCGCCTCTAGGTCGCCATCGCTCACCCGCTTGCACGCAAAAATAAGGTATGCATTATCTGTAATTGGATTCATGCTAGACCCTCCTCACCAAAATTAAGCAATAGGGTATTCTTATTAATCCAGTCTTGACGCTTCTGCTTATTGGTTTTCTTTTCGGCTTTGCGTAGATGTAATCCATGGCTGTGTAGCGTGGCTTTTGCCTTTGAGATTTTTTCATCCATATCAATTGCATTTAGCTCATCAAAAGCTTTGTGTCTAGCATTCAATTTACCCGTCCAGTGGTTCCAGAGCACATCATCACATTCTTCTTGGTATTTGATGACGGTATCTCGAAGTTCTGGTTTTACTTTGTTGGGCTCTACTGAATAAAGCCAAGCTGGTAGCTTTCTGAGTGGCAACATAACCACTTCGCGGCTTTGACTATCACCAAATAGCTGAATGGTCATTTTGACCATGCAGGTTTTAAACTTCTTAGCAATCTTTCGGTATTGGCTTTTCCAATCCAAACCCATACCTTCGACAACCAATTTCATTGGCACATAAGGCTGGTTGTTGTATTCGACAATTGATAATTGAGTATTGTGAAAAAATACAGTCTGCGGTTGCGCTACCATATTCATAGCATTCTCCTGATCATGCTCAAAAAAAGAAACTGGCAGGCACGTTGAACATGGAAACGTGCTTTTCGGGGATCAGCCTAGCCAGTGGTTGCCTGAGAGCAGGCATAAAAAACCCTGCCGCTAAGGACAGGTTCGTTTAAAAGTTAAATTCGTTAATTGACGCGATAATTTATTGAAATGTTGTACTGAATGAAGTCCCCATTACTCCCGAGGTTCTGCGCTTGACCTTGCAGGACTTCTAACTGACCGCTCTTAAAGTATTCAAAATGGGCTAACCAAGCATCTGCAAGTTTTGTAATTGCTACTTCGTGAGTATTTAAACGAGCCATACAGTTAATCGAGATAATTCCGGTTCGTCTTGTGCATGGTGTATCACCAATTGCTGCAATGATTGAACCGCCCCACAACACATTAATGTCACACCAAAGACCATCAGTAGGAACTGTAAAGTCTTTATTAGGATATTTAATTCGGCTCTGCTCAATTCCTGTAAATGCCATTGCTCTAGTGATAATGGCCTGCCTTGCTTGATCTAAAGTCATTGCCATTTTAACCACCGTATTTCTGAGCAATATAGTTAAAGGTTATGGAATAAACGCCTTGAGGGGCTTGTTGTGAAAACCCATTGATACTTTTAATAACGTATCTTTTAGCCTTTTTGTCGTAGGAACCTTTTTTGACTGGTTTTGGATATTGTCCAAACTCAATAGCAGTGGCGTATGGCGCATTTGTTTGGATGTATACCGTTGAGTAAGGCACCAATCTAGAAATAACGGCTTCACCTTTGTTAATAGTTGGTGTGCCGTTTTTATCCTTCTCTGACTCATTAAAAGTCATATCTTGCTGATTGATACTGACTCGATGTGATGCACGGAATGTTCCCTCATCAACAGGGCTTTGCATTACCACTCCACCCAATGCATCAATCACAATGTCTTTTTGTCGTTTAGTTATATCAGCTTCAACAGTTTGGATGAAACTCGAAGGTTTGTTTGTCCAGCCCATTAAGAATCACCTCAATACAGTTCCATCATAGGTGCTTTAATGATCTCTTTGCGTATTCGCCAAATTCCATCCTCGCCAAACTGCCACACCTTCTCACCTCTTACAGCGTAGTAAATGAATTTTTCAAAATAGTGGAAGTGAGTTGCACCTTTTGGCTTGCTCTTGCTAGCTCTTACCTTTAAATCAACCATTACACCTTCCTCAATTGGGCAATCCATATTGCATCCGCTGGATCCTTTCCGTAGCTCACAACCCGATAATTACCACCTTCAATCACCCAAATGTCATTAACATCTGGCTCAACCAAGGTTCCTGCCATGTCTTTCACTTCATTTTGCAGGAGCACAGCTTTAGAGTCTGTGGCGCGGTAATCTATAGGCTTCACCAAATCTTTTATATAAGAGCCAAATAGAACGCCTCTACCGCTATATACGTATTCGGTGTAAGTATCCTCACCAGTAGCGGGATTGGAGCTAACTAATTTTTTCCGAGTACATGTGAAAGTATCTACAGCGTCCGCTAAATCATCATTAAATGCTTCAGCAATATCTGCTTGGAGTTCATCACGTAAACCCATATCAATTTCTCACTAAAGGAATGGTGAAGAACTTATGCTTTGGCAAATTCTCAGCCCTAATAAGTGCTAAAGCAATCTGTTCAAAGCTTGATAATGAAAAGCTTCCATCTTGATATTCTTTTTCAGACTCTACCGTGTCAGCTTTTACTTTTTTGCGCTTAAGCTCTTGTTCTTTCCCGCTGTAAATCTCGCCCGCCTGAATGCCTTTAATAATTTCGCATGCTGCAAGCTTAAGATTTTCTGTGACTGGATCAGGCACAAACCCAATCTCGTTTTTCATCCAGGTATTAGCCAATAAAACCAAACGAGCTTTATCACCATCCGGTGCAAAGTCAGCTCCTAAGATTGTTTCTGCATCTGTAATGGTGATAAAAGTCATGACTTATTCCTTTGGCTGAGCAGAAGATCGAGTAATGCGTTTTCCGGTTTGCTCATCTTCAGGTTTAAATACCGCATCAATGATCTTATAACCCTGCCCTCGAAGCTCGGCTTTTCGCTCTGGACTAACTGGATGAGGCTCGTAAATTACTTTCTGTTCTTTTGACATTTTCAACTCCAAAAAATAAAGCAGCCCGAAGGCTGCCTATTAATTATTGTGCTGCGTCTGCAATGGTAATTACACCAGCAGTGTGCTTAATGCTGGTAGCAGTTTTATCCCAGTTAGTGCCTGTTGCTAATTCAGCATCACTTGGAGATTTGCCACCATTTGCCTCATCCCATGTGTAGCCTTTAAGACCAACACCAAATGAGTAATCAACCTGTAAAGTCGTTTCAATACGATCTTTACCGTTGGTAGTTTCAATGTTTGATACAACATCACCACCGTCTGACACGATAGCTGCCGCATCCGTCAAAGAAAGCACTTTAAGTTGGTTTGGAGTTCCTGCTGTATATAATGCAGGCGCATCAGTTACTACAACCAACTTGCCAAGAATATCAATTACACGCACATTGCCTGATTGAAACAACTGTTGTGCATTGCTCAAGTTCTTTTCGATGAGCTTGTGATATGCAGTGCCATTCATAACATCAGTGATGATATTTCCAGAATGGTCTCCAAACTTAGCATGAGCGCCATTCATAGCACTATAAGTAAGTCCAGCAGTTGCAGACACATCATTTGTTGCATCTGGTTGGTTTGAAATTGCCGCCACAAGAGCCGCAATTGCTGTGTTGAGTTGGTCTTTAAGCATTAAACTTGCAAAAGTACGAGATGCAACTTCAATACCTTGTGCTGTTGGACGCTGTAACCACGTCATTTGAGAAGGCTCATAGCGAACTGGGCCAATACCACCTGCAACTTTTACGCTTGAGTGCTTAATCTCAGACAAATCTGTGATAGGTGCTGTACCATTTGCAGCATATCGGTCTACACGACGTTGAGCACCATCAAGTGACGCAAAGAATGACTCTTGTAAGAAGTCGCCAGTAAATCCATCTGTGGTTAAACGAATCGCGCCACCAGATGCAGCGTTAAATTTCTGCACCATTTGGGCAAGAGTTTCAATTGTGGCAGGCATGATGTATTCATTGAAAACCTGCATTTGAGATAAAGACATAATTTCTCCAATTACTTATCTAAATTAAATTTTGCTGCAATAGCGGCTTGGCGTTCTTGGATTGTTCCACCCATATTGCCGACATTACTGTTATTTCCCCCGCCACCTTGACCACCGTATCCACCACCAGTGCTTTGATTGCCTTTAAGAATTGAGTCTTTATGTTGGTATCCTCCAACTAATGTTTCTAAAGCCTCATCAAAGTCGGCAACTTCACCATGTTTGGTTCGTGAATAGATCTTTTGACCATCAACGCCATAAGCCACAACCTTCCCATCTTCAATTTTGAAGTTGTTGCCAAATGTCGCTTGAATCATGTCAGCAGGTACTGCAATTTTTTCTTGAATGAACTTTGAACGAGCAAAACCACCACCGATCAGCTCTTTATGTAGTTGAGCCTGAACTGAATCACGCTCTTGAGTAAGTTGCTGAATCTGTGGCTCGTATGATTTTTTCAGTGCTTCAGTAAGCTCTGCTTTAACTTTCTCGATTTCACCTGCATCCACAAGTTTCTTAGCATCAAGATTAGCCATAGTTTCTAGAGCAGCTTTAGCCTTTTCAGGATCCAAGCCCTCAAAGACTTTTAATGATTTCTCAGCGGCCTCTTTTGCTTCACGATGTGTTTTAGCTTCCGCATTCAGTGAACTGATCTTACCTACCGCTTGAGCAGCATCAAAACCAACTTCCTTACCATCATCATGCACATAGATAGGCAATCCGCCTGCATCTAGTTCCGCATATTTCTTACCGTTTACTTCTGTCGTTTTAAGTTTCATTGGTTATCCAACCTTTTCTAAATTAATGAGTTTCCACTCGTTCGCTGTAGGCATCCGCTTTCAGCAGACAATAAAAAAGCACCCGAAGGTGCTAAGGTTTAATTTATTTGGTAGGCTTGTTAATTCTTCTAAGCCATCGGCGCAATCTGAACTTACTTCGCGTTGAAAGTCTTGAAAGCTCTAATGAGCCTTCGCCTGTTAAATCAATGATCATAATCCCAACCTCTTAAACATTTCTTCATCAAGCTTTTTGAGTTCTGCAAGCGTGAATGGTTGACCAGTTAAAGGGTCTACAAACTTATCCAAAGAATATTTACCCTCTTTGAATAGCTTGTATCGTGATGGACCTAGCCACTGTTGTTGAAAGGCTACAGATTGCCCATCAAACCAGTTTTTAAAAGATGTATTGGAATCAACAGTGTTAATTTCACCTGCCTCTCCCACTTTAGAATTGAAGGGTCGTTTGCCTATGGTTGTACCTTCTTTATTCGTAACTGGAAGAATAATGCTTCTACAATTTGGATGAAGTGGTGGAGTGGGATGTGGTTCATCTGCTTTGTAAACAGCACCATCCAAACTTGCACATTGCTTGCTTGTTCGACTATCCAGAGTAGCCACAAACTTCACATATGAAACGTCCAATACCTTGTAAGTATCAAGCATAGCCTGATTAGAAACATGGCTTCTAGCCGTTCTCACCATGGTGGAAATACTGGACCTTGATTGCTCCAATATCCCATCTTGATAATTTAGAGCCTTCTTGCCTTTAATTCGATGAATGATTTGCTGGTTCGTTTGACTTTGAGAGAGCCCATCACGGATAACTTGCTCAACCCTTGTTTTGGCATCATCAGCAATCTTATTGAAGAGATAGTCTAGCAATACCCCGCCTGACATAGGCTGCTTCTTGATCTTGCTGTATAAGGTCTTAGCATTTGGTTCCTTGATTTTCTCTCCAAGAATTCGAGCTTGATACATTGCCTCATTCACGGCTAACGCTGATGCCGAAACGGTAAATGCCTCTGGAATCGTTGTAAGTAAAGATGATTGCCACGCTTGAATACTTGCTCGAATCTCTTTAAGAGCTGGTGTTGTGTACTGACCCGCCATCAATGCTGACTTTTCAGCTTCTGACAATTCATCTAGCAAATCTCTTAATTGGCTTAACATCTCATTTGATAAAGAGTCAAATTGGATTAAAAGTGAATTAATTTCGCTTGATGAAAGTCTGTAAAGATAGGCTTGATGCTGAACCAGATTATTGAACAGATCCTGTTGGGTTATTTGATCCATTGTTTGCACCATTAATGTTATAAGCAGGCATTGGGCTATTCATTTGCTCTTCTTCAAGCATGTCTTGAATCTCTTCATATGAATAATCAGGGAACTCACCCGTTTGCTGATATTCATGCCAAACTTTAAATGGATACTTACCAGCAACACATGCCTCATAAAGCTGCTTAGAGCGCTCGTTGTCAAACTGAGGCTTACTAAATTCTTTCGAGATTTCAAATACCAACTCTTCTGGAAGAATTGAATCCACATTAGGCATAGCAAATTTTGCACACCAACGTAGAGCTTGAGTTATTGCTGCACTGATATTTACAGTACAAAGAGATAGTACAGAATGCTGTACAGCATCGTCATTGTTTGCTTCAGTAGCAGTCTTATTTGCTGAGCCAGCCTGAACCAATCGAGCACCTAATTCTTTCATCTGCTCCCATTTCTTTTCCATGGCAGTTTGTGAAAGCGTGTTGGGGTTAGCTTGTGCAAACCCTAATTTCACAGGAAATGCGTTCTTACACCCGATATACAAACCATCTTTTTTAATGAGTTCGTACATGGCTGTATCAACATTTTCCATGAAGAACTGAGGCTGACCAACAAAGTAAACTGACTCTTGGAAATCAGCGCTATCAATATAATGAGCCAAATTCAAATCAGCCAATTCAAGTAATGGTGCGCTTTCTATTACTGGCGTATTGTCAATAGCACCAACAAAAGTGAATGGAATGTAATCCCATTGCTTGCCGTTGTAATCCGTTGGAATTGTCTTTGGCTCTTCAGTTAGAGCGCCATCAGAGTTTTGCTTGTACACTTGGATAGTAAAGACAAATCGGCCTTCTATTTCCTCTAAGCGCAGAACTCGAAACTGATCTTTTTTCTCGAACTTGAAACCACCTTGAGTTCTTCTGGAAACTTCCTCATGAATTACAACAAGTGAGAGTTTTTGCTGATTACCTATAATAATCGTATCCCAATTGATAACAGACTTAGCAGGAAGTACATGAATCATTGGAAAAGCTTGTTTACTATAGTCTTCAGCTCTAACTTTTGATGGGGTTACACTTGGGTAATCCACATATAAAGCGCATCGATAAGTTTTTAATACATGACGTAATGATGCCTGAGCGATCTGATAAATTCCGACTCCCTGCCCATTAGCATTTCGTTCTAGATATTCAAGATCATCGGGTCTTTGAAAGTTTGGTAAGCGTGAAAAAGCGCCACCAATAAGACTCCCCAACGTCTTACCAGTGACCCCATAAAATACTGCATGTTCCAAATATGAATCGTATGCAGCCATAGCCTCTGCTGAACTGTCTTGCCTGTTATGTCGCGGCAAATACTTTTCTTTAGCAGCCTTAACTTTATGCTGACCCTCACAAACGTCTTCTACTTTGCTCCATAGATCAACGTTCTTTAAGTAATCAGGATGCTTAGTAGTAACGTCTGTCATCTTGCAAATCCTAGTTTTAATGAAGTAACTGGTCTGATAATAGGAAACCGCTTAGCTAAAGGATATCCTCCAGCATCTCCAACATGGTCCAAGCCTGATTTCTTATCTGGCATTCCAAAATCGTCATAAACTTGCTGCTCCAAGGTCTCTGTGAGTCTTGGGCATTTATTGGTATTTACTAATAATGAACGCTCACCTTCGCCATTTAAGATCAGGGCATTCACTGCATTAATACGGTCTTTAATGTTCGGGTTTGTAGAATTGACCTCTACCCTCAAGCCTTTTTGTCTAAGGATTGCATGATCAGATTCGCTACTCTTTTTCGATGAAGTAGCTTGGCCTGCCGCATCAGGGATAATTGTCATCTCATGGTTTGGGAACTTTTCAATCAAAAGATCAGCCATAGTTGGCGTATCACGAACGCCTACCAGCTCATCTAAAGCTCTTGGCTTGCCATCTCGAATGACATAAACCACAGCAGCCATCTTTAAGACGTTAAAGTCCATACCAATGAGCAAAGCCTCATTAGGTCTAATTTCTTCATCTGTGTGGTTTAAGGTTCGGTCGAAGTCTGGATAAACTGCCCCGCTCGTCAAGTTAACAAACTGGCCTTTTAAGTAAGCAGAAATCAATTGAGGTGGATAAGACTCAAACAATGATGCAATGTAGTCATCAGGGAGATTGGCTTCATTGTCGTAAGTTGAAGCTTGAATCATTCCGTAAAGTGCGCGCTTAGCATCGCTTAAGTTTGCTTCTTTGACAAATTGCTCATGAGTGAACTTAAAGCCCTCTGGCGTTGTTGCAACATCAATACCGTTCAACAAACCAGCTTGTTTATATCGCATACGAGCAATGATCTTCCGCCAAGCTTGTTGAGCCTTGACCTTTGTCATCACATCAAGCTCATCAATCAGCGCATGACCAATCTTAAAACCTACAATAGTGTTGGGCTTTTCCATTGATCGGCAAATAATTGTGCTTCGATATTGGCGGCCATAGTAAAGATCAACTTCTTTGTTAGATTCATAGATCTTTGTCTTCAATCCCCAATCGAAAGCTACTTCATCAATCGTAGGGAAAAAGATATCTCGGATCTGCGGATAGGTTGGAGCAAAGTAACCCAACGGCACTTTAGGGAAAGACCAAGATTTATCACAAAGACTTGAACAACCTACCCAAGTTTTACCTGAACCAAACCCTGCAACAAAAGCTCTAAACTTATTTGGCAATTGGAGAAAGTTAGCCTGAGGCACATTCAGTGTTGGATTGATGTTCGGCATCTTTTTTACTCGCATCTACAACATGAATAGTCACCTGCACTGGGGTTACATCTTCATCTTCTTCTGGATTAAGTTCTTTTTGGAGTTTCGCTATTTCAAGCTCTTGTTTCTTCACTTGAAGTTCGCTTATCTTATCCAATCCAAGCAACTTAGCTTTACCCATTGTTGCGGCAACTGCCGCAGACACCTGAACCCGCTCTCCTTCAAAAGCTGCTTTACGTGCTTCTTCTAATTCTTGAAGTAAGTCATCTACAGTCAAATTATGGCGGGTTTGATGTTCCTTTCTAATTAGCTCAAGCCTTGTGGTAATCTTGGGGTTCTCAAGTAATCTTTTAGCCTCACGGTTGACCGTGTTTTCATTCATTGAATCCGCATCGTAGGCTTGTCGATACGCCTCCGAAGCGTTCCCCAATTCGATAAACAATTGGCAAAAGTTCTCTTGCTTCGGAGTTAGTTTTAACTCCGCCATAAATCTCACCCATTAAAAAACCCTCCGAAGAGGGTATTATTTCATTCTTCAAATGTTTCTGATCGTCCACCAGTTATACTTTCAGGCCTCTGGCGAACATTGAAAAGATATTTAATATTCACTTCATAACCGCGCTTGAACTTAAATACCGCTACTTTTTGATTGATAAATTCATACTCAACTAGACCATATTTTTCTTTGTTGTCCTCTAAGAAGGCCTTATATGTTTCTAGTGTTGGCTTTTCCATTTTTTATACTCAATGATTAGTTAAGTTGTTCTTATATCAAGTAATGTCTGAGTATTGCAAATCATCAGGAGATCTAAGAAATACACCTAACTCTTTAGTCGCATAAGCTTGTATTAATCCCATGTATTCAGAGAACTGCTTTGTGCTTAGTCTTGTTGTAGACGTTTCTCTAATTACACCATTGGCCACTGCTTCATATTGTTCTGACTCTGATTGCTTGAGCATTGTGATTGCATGGCACATCTCGGCATATTCTTCATCATCACGCCTTAAGATGTGAATTAAGAACTTCTTTTTAAACTCAAAATGACAATCTTCTTTGTCCTGCCCTGTCTTATTCTGTATTTCCTGCATCCAATCCCAATACAAAGCATTTTGATTTAATGAACGCTTGGTGCTTTGAGGCTTAATGGTAACAACCAAAGGCTTCCCTTCATTCGCTGCCTTTGCATGATTACTATTGAGATAGCCAATTACATAGTTGATGTCAGAATGGTTTTTGATGACGAATCGTGGTTCCATTTTGACCTCACTAACTGCCGTACACCTTTATTACAGCCATACAAATAAGGAAGGCCACCATGACAATAACGTTTGCAATATCACTACTTTTCATTTTGACCTCACTCAGCACACCAGATTTGAATCTTCCTTTTCAATCTCTACGCGCAATGTATAGTTACTGCTCCCATCGGGAACAAACGACCACTCTTTTATTTTGCAGTCATTTTCTATTTGGAATTGATTTAGAAAAGCTAAGAGCTCAACTTCAAACTTATCTTCAAGTATTTCTACAATCGGCTTTACCATTTCACTTTCCCGCATAACTCTGGCCAATCAGAAGGCGTACTAATTTCAATAGTGAAACCGCGATCTTTTAATTCTTGGAGATACGCATCTGTTAATTCTTTATCTTCTTTAAGGTGGTAAGGAAGATCCATTGCACAAAAGCTTTCGCCTTTCTTAGTTTGACGCTTAATTGCACCTTCAATTTGTTTCTTACACTTATTAAATGTTCCTGGTTGAGCCATTTTCTTTCTCACAAAAAAAAGAGCCTATTGGCTCAGTTAAAATATTTCTTCATCTTTAAGATTAAGCATCCGCTCTGTTTTTTCTAACATTGCATCAAACCAGATAACTGCTTGCTCTCTTGTCATTGTTAGCAGTTGGTCATATTCAATATGGTGTTGCCTGCAAAGCGGGATCGTCTTTGAATCACAAGCCTTCAATCCCATGCCCTTGTTATGAGCACCTTGATTGCTATGAGCTGCATCCACTGGTGTTCTACCACACATAACGCATGGTAATTTTCTTATTGCTGCAAGTCGCTTTGCATCACGCATAAAGATTGCTTCTAATGTTCTTCACTTGTTCTTTGTGTCGCTTGATCTTAGCGTCCACTTCAACCATTTCTTTGGCGGTCATTAAGCCACGTGAAAGATTTTGAAGCTTTTCTATTTCATTGCACAAAGCATTTAAATTCTTCTTCGCTTCGATTGTGTCCATGATCACCACCAATAAGAAAAGAAAAACCCCGCCAATAACCAGTATTCAGCGGGGCCTTATGTGCCGAAATCCGTCCGGCTATGGAGAAATTAATCAATCTCTTTTAAACATTCTCGGCACACTTTGATTTCTTCATCATCAACTGTGTAGTCGATCTCGGTCGCACCGTGTAGGCCGAATAAACATAATAAGAATCGGAGCATGTGGATCTCCTTGTAAGTGGAGCTAAATCCAGTCCTTTATTTGTAGTTTTAAAGGTATCGAATTCGAGGGGTTTAGAATTTGGCACGCCATGCAGGACTCGAACCCGCATCAATCACACTAGAATTATGATGTCTTATCCAATTAGACGAATGGCGTAAAAAATAAAAGCCCCACCGAAGCAGGGCATAAAAGAAAACCTCCCGAAGGAGGTCTTTTGAGGATTAGATTTTTTTCACTTTCAGTTCATAATGAGGAAGTAAATTTGTGTACGCCACAACATCTAACACTTGATATTTTTCCTCCAATCCACTTGGTAGTTGTCTAATGAGGAAGTCACCTTCTCTTACAGGAACTTTGATATCCTTGCTGTGGATGCTGTTCTCACCAACATTACATTGCTGTAATTCCCTTTCTTCACCAGTTGCAGAATTGATTAATTTAAGTGTTTCTCTATTAAACATTATTATCCCCTTTATTATTGGAGATAAACTTATACCACAGAAAACAAAAAAGCCCACCTTTCGATGAGCTTTGATGTGTTGGTCTTCGGAAATCCGTAATACGACCAGTATATAAAAACATTACCTTAAATCCGTTTAGCTGTCAATTGTTTAGCTTTTTTCGGTATTGCCCTACATAGAAATCGATTTCATCTTCCATGTCTTTCAAAATAATATCTACCATCGCACCAAGGTAAGCATAGTTTTTGCTGTATGTGTCAGCTTTGATCTCATCAATCCCGCAGAACTTCAATTGTCCCTGCAAAGTACGATCTTCTTTGATCACTGGACGCATCTTAAAAAATACCTGCATTCGAGCCACCTTCATGCAGAACAGCTTCAAATCAAAGTGATGTCGCTGGCGCTCTTTGCTTGCCGCTTCATATAAGATTTCACCGATATGCTCTACAAGTGTTTTGAATGCTTGTGTCGTATCTCTTGAATCACCCCACACCAGCATCTCGCAATATGCCTTAGTTGCTTCATCTTCAATTGAAGCAATAGCCCCGCAACGTTCTTCCCATGTAGGCGCCTTCTCTCCTGTCGATGCAGTAGACGTTTCATAGCTTGCTGTCTTAGCTCTCATTTGCTGACCAACCCATTCAAGATTTGATAATTTTTCCGTTACTACTGCATTCATACCGTCACCCTTACTTGCTGTATTTCTTAATGTGATTTCTAACTTTTTCTCTATTGGCTTCTCCGCTCGCTATCTGTCCATACATTTTTCTGGTTTGCCAAATGACATAAATAATGAGAATTGGAGAAAATAAAATTCTCAGGATGATTAGAAGCAGCTTTAAAGAAGCTTCTGCATAGTCCTTGAGGTCACACCAATGATCTTCAAACCATCCCTTTAGAAAGAATCCTTGCCATTGGAGTGTGAGCTTTAATGCATCTACATCTACCTTTGATTTCATACCGTCACCCTAATCGTCTAGTTCTGCTTTGTTTATAAGTATTGAGTACATTTCTTTTGAATAATTTGAGATTGGGAACTTCTTACCGATCAGTTCCGCAAACTCATCATCAATTTTTCGAACAAGATCCATATATTGAATCTGCTTTTCATCAGTCTCACCTGTAGGCCATTCAGGTGTCTTAGCTTGGTACTCCTCTGCCCATGCTTTGACTTGTTCAGCTTTATCTTCATATCGAGTGCGAAAGAAAGCATGAAAACCTTCTTCATATTGTTCATATGTCCCAACTTCGTAAAAGACCATCACGCCACCTTCTTCCCTTGCATTCCCCAGATCAACATGCCTGCGTCACGCTGCTCTTGATTCGTACGCCCTTGCCAACCTGTAATCTTGTTAAACTGCTCTGCATTGAGTTTTGATTTAGTAGGCTTCACCAGTAAGACTGCTAAGCCTAAAGCCTGTGCTATTTCTGCTAACAAGATGCCTGTTGCATGGTTCATCCCAACGCGTCTAGCAATCTGCTCGTTCACTTGTTTTGAGTGACCACCACCTACTCTGAAGTTTGCTTTCTTATTTTCCCAGCCTGCTTCGATCACAACCTTTTTGATGCTGTCCTGTTCATTTCTGAATAGCTCAACAGTTTCAGGAAAAGTTAGATTTTTGAGTTGAAGATCATTCCCTAGAATGGCAACTCCCGACTTTTCCAAGTCAGGATCGATGCCAATGATGATTTGAGCCTCTTTGAATGTGGTCATTGGTCACCTGCCTCAAGAACATCAGTTCTTTCACGCGCCAGATATAGGTCAACTTCTTCAAGCAAGGTTTCATAGCGTCTTTTCGCTTCACTACCCAATACAGAAGCTTCCTTCTGAATTTCCCATGCTTTGTCGTAGTCCTTTTTTGTATGCACTGGCTCGTCAGGGGCATGCACAAAACAATCCCGAAACTCTTCAAAGCGATTGATAGATTCTCTATGAACTTGAATCCAATGAATAAACATCATTCCGATTTTGGCCAATTCTTCGTTATTCACTGTCCTTCCCCCTTGAGCGCTTGCTCTAACTCTTTGAACCTTGCACAAACGTAGTTTGTAGGCTCTCCAACAATCACAGGCTTCTGCATAAGTTCTAGTGCCTTATCCACCCGCTTTTGCAGCTTCAGCATGTTTATGCCTTGTTGGATGCATAAGGTTTGCAGCTCGTCACGCTCTTGCTTGATCTTTTTAAAGTGAACTTCATGACCAATCACTTCACCGTGATGAGATGCTTTAAGCTCTGTAATTTCTTGATGCAAATCAATAATTGCCTGAGCCTTCACACGGTTTAAGCGCTCAAGTTCTGCAATGCGCCCATGATTACCTTTTATTGTGGCTTTAAGCTCCTCCACTTTCGCTTGCTGGTGCTGGCAAGCTGCCCATGCAGATTGCGTCTCTAAAGCTCGGTAAATGCCATCTTCGCTTTTATCCAATGGCAACACATACCAACGCGCAAACTCTTCAAATTGTTCTTGTAATGCTTTCTTATCCATCACACATCCTCCACTTTGAAATCAATACGGTGGCCTGCTGCGACTTCTTCTGTAGAAGCGGGATTGAACATTGCAGAACCATAAATACCCTGTAGCATTTTTAATTCTTTGCCATCTTTTAACGGAACAACCTCAACTGCGTCTGTATATACGTAAACCACTTTCCACAATGAAGTTGACTTGCTAGGCTGGTTAAGGGTATTTCGCTTAACAAGTATTTGACCAACTTTAAACTCACTCATGGCTGGCTCCTTTAAACATCGACCACACAAACGCTAGATACCCAATCAAACAAACAACACCGATAAACGTTGTCTTAAATCCCGCATAAAGAATTGCACTGGCGATAAGAAGTACTGCAACTTCCTGTTGATATTTACTCATCCCCGCCTCCGTATATTGATTCGTAGTCTTCGATACATTCCTTCAAGTAACCCATTCCATTTTTGGTGCGTGATGTGAACCTTGCTTTCTCAATTCCACCAAACTGCTCCACGATGCGAAGGCTTTCCAACTTCATTTTCAGGTCATTGATTTTTACTGGTTCAAAGCCAAGCTTCTTGAAGTACTCACCATCGTTATCGGTTAAGTTCCAAGCCTCATGAATGCCATTGTGAAATTCAAATTGTGGTTTTGTTCTGAAGTAGTAGCCATCTTGGTAGCTTTCAGCATTGCTAGGCGCACCCTCAATCACCTCTCTCGCCTT